TGTTACCCCTGATGAAGTACCTGAACTTGCTATTACATCCTTCGTAAGGAAAGAAGGCCGTTACACGGGTACAGTCTGTCGTGGAGACTTAGCGTTGGCGAAGTTGCCAACAGGAAAGGTAATGGCTCGAAGGAAGCATTATGAGAATAAATCTAAAGAGATGATGGATGCGGTAAATGCACAACTCATGCGTAACAATGATTCTCGTATGCCGATTTCAAATACAAGTAAATCAGTTACAACCAGAGGAAGACAGCCTTCTTTTCAAGATTAAGTCTTTCTCTATAGATTAGGAGAAACAAATGTCTACTACTAAAGCATTTCGTGGCTTTACTCCTGCTCGTATGATTGGTGGTGGTTACAACAATGAAGCTGTAACCGATGTCATTGCATGGTCATCTACTGGCCTTGCAGGTACACCAACCAATAACATTTTTACTGGTGATCCAGTAGTACTTCCGGGTGCAAACTTTGCAACAATATCTCCGTATATTGCTGCTACGTTGAAACCTTCTGGAGTATTCATGGGTTGTCAATATGTTGAGAATGGTGAGCAGAAGTTTGCTCGTTTTTGGAACGGGGGAACAAGTGCCACAGATATTAAATTTTTTGTGATTACGAATCCAGATCAAACGTATCACATTCAATGTTCACTAACGCTGTCTGCTGCTGAAATGTTGATCGTAAAGAACTACAATGTTACTGTTAGTTCTACGGCTTCATCCGGCAACACCACAACTGGTCAGTCTAGTTATTACCTAGACGGTGCATCAGGTACAGAAGCTGTTGCTGCTGTGCGTGGTATAGGCAGAGCTAAACTTCCAAGTGAGAGTGATGGGGATGCCTATCCAATCGTGGAAGTATATCTTAACACACACCGTGACCGTTATGTTACGGCAACAGCGTCTACAGCTTAATAGGGAGGATTTATTATGGCTATAAATAGAGCTAGTATTAGTAAAGAACTCCTTCCCGGCTTAAATGCTGTGTTTGGAGTTGAATATGGAGAAGTTAATGATGAACATAAACAACTCTTTGAAATAGAAAACTCAGATCGTGCTTTTGAAGAAGAAGTACTTTTCACTGGATTTGGCTCTGCGCCAACTAAAGGTGAAGGTGCTGCTGTTACTTATGATGACGCACAAGAGAGTTATGTAGCCCGTTATACGGCTGAGACTGTAGCATTGGCATTTGCCATTACAGAAGAAGCAATGGAAGACAATCTTTATGATACGTTTGCCAAGCTTCGTGCTAGAGGTCTTGCTCGTGCAATGGCTAACACTAAGCAAGTTAAAGCTGCTAACATTTTCAACAATGGTTTCTCAGATACTATTGGTGACGGTGTAGCTTTCTTTGCTTCAACTCACCCAACTGTAGCTGACGGTAATCAAAGCAACTTAGCTGCTGCTTCTGATTTGTCTGAAGCCACACTTGAAACTATCCTTACGAATGTTCAGAAGATCAAAGATGATCGTGGCATTCTAATTGGTGCAAGTGCTGTAAGTCTACATATTCCAGTTGACTCATGGGCGATTGCAGATCGTGTTCTTTCTAGCCCCGGAAACACTCAAACGAGTGACCTTCAGGCTAATCCAAACACGAATGCAATTAACGCCATTCGTCATCTTGGTATGTTGCCAGATGGGTATTACATCAACCGTAGGTTCACCGACACTGACGCTTACTTTGTTAAGACTGATGTGCCTAACGGTACTAAGATGTTTAACCGTACTCCTCTTCAAACGAAGATGGAGCCAGACTTCGATACTGGTAATCTCCGCTTTAAGGCACGAGAGCGTTATAGCTTTGGTGTTTCTGATTGGCGTGGATGGTTCGGTAGCGCAGGTTAATTGATATATGGGGGAGGAGTGCAATACTCCTTCCTCATTATTATAAGGAGAAGCTATGACTACAAATGTTAAAGTAGCACAAAATGTAAGCAGCGATGGAGCAATTATAACAGGCTTTCGTTATATTGATACCAACTTAACTTTAGGCGATGAAGGAACTGGTTCTGATCCCACCCCATCTACAAACCGTATTCTTGCTATACATACTTATTCAACACTTGCAGGTGAAATTGTTATTACAGGAAGTAAACAGATTACGAATAAGACAGCAAAGGGAACAGCTATACGTTATCGTGTAGCAGCAGCAGATGCCAACGATCAATACATAGGAGACATGGGAGTAGGTGTACATGGTATACTTAGTGTTGCCAACTCAGGCACAGGAACAATGACTCCTACAATAACTCTATATGTAGGCTAAAGATGCCTAACTATGCTTACTTGAAAACAGACCTTGTTAATACGACTGAGAATGATTCAACTGAATTTGCTGCTCAAGTTTCTGCTTTTGTAAAGAAAACAGAATTTAGAATGATCAAGGATCTGGACGATGCAGGACTCGATGAATACACTAATATATCTGTATCATCTGGGAATGCAGGAACTGTATCTTTAAACGATAGAGTACGCATTGTCAGGAATGTAAACTATAAAGTTAGTAATGGTACACAAGTTACTAATCTTCTTCAAAGGACAGTAGAATATGTAAATGACTACTGGCCTGTTAGTGCGTCTACAGGAACGCCTAGATATTACACTCGTAAAAATAATTCAAGTATAAAAATAGTACCCACTCCCGTTTCAGCATTAACAGTAGAAATTCAATCGCAGTCACAGCCATTACCTTTAGCTTCTGCTACAGGTACAAGTGTGACAGTTCAAAATTATTTTAGTGATTATTGTTATGAAGCTCTCTTTGCAGGATGCATGGTAGAAGCTACAATGTATATGAAAGATTGGAATACACTTTCCGTATGGCAACAGGAATATCAAAATGCTATATTAACATTACAAAACCAAGCAAGACGTACTAGGCAAGATGATATGGCAGTTGCTGCATCTCCTGCTGGTGCGCCTGACCCTGTAGTAATGGGTTCATCATAGGAGAAAATTAATGAGTGATAAAAAAATACCAAGTAGAAAGGGAAAAGTAAGTACTACTGAGGAAATACGAAGAATGAGAAATAAACATATTGTTCCTGATATGCAAGCAATGAAAAGATCAAGAAATTCTGATGGTAAGCTGTATCTTAATGCTGATCATCCTTCTGTAACAAAAAATGAAGTAAAAAGATTTAACAAAATATTTTCACAAGGAACTGGTGCTGGTTCTGCACCTCATACTTTAAGTGAACGTCAAGTACACAATGCTTATTCTATGATGAAAAAAAAATTCGTTAATCCTAAAGATGGTTCACCTGATAATCTTACAAATAAGGAAATTAAAGATTTAATATACCGTAAAGGACAAACAGATGTTCGTGTGAATCCTGTCCCTAAAAAAATAAAACAGTCTAAAAAAGATAATAATGTTACTCTTAAAAAACCTATAAATAAGAAAACTGTTGCTTCAAAAAAACCTACAGGTAAGAAAATAACACCAGCACAACAAAAAGTTATAAATCAAGCAGCACCTGTAATTGAAAAAATTAAAAAAGGTTATAAAAAAGGAAGTCCAGTAAAATTCGCACCTAAACCAGAGAAACCTATAATTCCTAAAAGAGGTGGTGGTATGACTCGACAAGGTTTATATCCTGCTGAAGAATCTCGTTCAGGTACAATGTCTGAAGATGAGCGTAAACGGTATATGACTATGGGTAAAAAAGGTGGTGGTATCGTTTATCGTAATATGGGAAGAGCTATCGGTGGTGATATGGGTGGTGTATCTACGGTGAGTTATTTCTACGATGACTGATTTAGATGCGGTCAAGTTATAGAAAGTATTTATAATAATGGTTAATCGGGCAAGCGTAAGGCAACAGATTATGAAACCAAAGAAGAAAAAGTTAAACATAAAGAAAGCCATTAAGAAACCCGGAGCATTACGTAAGTCTCTAGGTATTAAAAAGGGAAAGACTATACCAGCTTCTAAGTTAAAGAAAGCTGCTAAGTCTAAAGGTAAACTAGGTCAGAGAGCAAGATTTGCTATGACCTTAAAGAAACTACGAAAGAAAAAAAGGAGAAGTTAAATGGGTGGACCAATAGCACAAATTCCTACTCCAGTAGATCTGGATAAGGTACTTGGCAGACCAACGGGACAGGGCTTTGGTGCTGCTCGTAAAGGACCAAGTGTAGAAGGACCAATAGAGGCTGTTATGGATGAGAAATATACTCAAGGTAAGTCTTTTAAAACTGATAAAGCAGACCGTATAGGTAATTACGCTCAGACGGGAGATTAATCATGGCATATCAAGTAATGGGTAAAAGAAAAAAAGTAGGAAAGAAGAAGCAAGGCTATAAAGCTCGTAAGGATGAATCAATCGCAATGCGAGTAAAGAAAAAGCGTACCAAGAAGCAACTTAAAGCCAGCCGTGATGAATCCTAT